ATTGTTGGTCACAACTTCATACAGTTTGACGCACCCATGTTAAACAAACTGTTGAAGCCTAGGTTGATTGACCCAAAGAAAGTTATAGACACACTGATAGTGAGCCGACTCGTAGACTACGACATAGATATACCTAAAGGTGCTAAGTATCCCCACAGTCTAAAGGCTTGGGGTATCAGACTAAACAAACACAAAGGAGACTTTCATGAGTTTGATAAATTCAGTGACGAAATGGTTGAGTACTGGTATGGAGATATCGAGGTTACACATAATCTTTATGAACATTTCTCTGCTATTATTTGGGATCGCTCTTGGTCTAAGTCTTTAAGGACAGAGCACGATGTTCAGATAGAACTGGTACGCACACAGTACTATGGCTTTTACTTTGATAAGACAAAGGCAGAGTTCTTACTTAACTCAGTAAAAGAAAAGATGAAGACACTTGAAGAACAGTTTCAAGTAGACTTCCCACCTAAACTTACTGAGGTAAACCGCATCAAGTACCGTCTTAAAAAGGATGGCACTGAAATGGCTACGGTATCTAAGTCGAAGGAGAAGTACGCCCTTACTAACGTTGAGGGTGAAGATCTTGTTTGCTCTGACTGGATTGAATTTAAACCTGGCTCACCCAAGGATCGGATAGATGCCTTATGGAGTGCGGGTTGGTTGCCAGTAGATAAAACTAAGACAGCTATTAACTTCGCACGTAAGAAAGTTGGTGATCCTTACGGCAAATCAGTTGAGGCTATGGATCAAGAGTTCTACGATCAAAAGAAAAAACATCTTGATAAGTACGGGTTCACTGTATCAGAGGACAACCTTAACACACTGCCTGAGGACGCCCCCACAGGGGCTAAGGCTCTCGCACAGTGGCTGACCCTAGAAGGTAGGCGTTCATCCCTGGTGGAGTGGATAGGGCAGTGTAAGGATGATCAGCGTATACATGGTAGGATAAATAGTATTGGTGCTTGGACTGGACGGTGTTCCCATAAAGAACCTAACACAGCTAACATCTCTTCTCCTTTTCATGGGTCTGCTAAGACTGCAGTAGAAGAGGTAAAGAAGCAGTACGATGTACACCTACGTGCTTGCTGGACTGTACCCTCAGGCTCTTGGCTTGTTGGTACAGATGCCGACGGTATTCAGTTACGAGTCCTTGCTGATTACCTTTGGAGAATGTTTGATGAAGATCAGTATGCCAAGGCTATCATGGAAGGTAAGAAAGAAAACGAGACAGACATCCACAACGTCAACAAGAACGCCCTTGATGTACCCAACGGTACACGAGACATGGCAAAGACTTTCATCTATGCTTGGTTGCTGGGGGCAGGTGTGGCTAAGACTGCACAGATACTTAAGGTTGGAATGAAGGAAGCACAGGATGCACGTACTCGTTTTGAAATGAGTATCGGTGGCCTCTTTGAATTGAAGAACAGATACATCAAAGAGGTTGGGGAGAATGGTTGGTTCAAAGGATACGATGGACGAAAGGTCAAAGTACCTAGTACCCACAAGGCTCTCGCTGGTATACTGCAGAATGGGGAGGCTTGCCTCATGAAGCACACCCTACTGCGCTGGCATGACGTTGCCCGTAAGGAAGGGATCAAGTTTAAGATGGTAGGTTTTATCCATGACGAGTATCAAGTAGAGGTCATAGGCACAGAAGAAGAAGCCAAGCGTCTTGGTCAGATCCAAGCAGACTGTATGCTTGAGGCTGGGCAAGAGTTAGGTTTCAAGATACCTACGCCAGGTTCATATGACGTAGGAAAAAATTGGTCTGATACCCATTGACATACTCTGGTAGAAAGACTAAGTGTTCAATATCAAAAAAAGGAGGGCAAGATGCCATCAACACAACACGAGATTAAAGGTAAGATTGAATGGGCCAAAGTGTTTGAGGTCAATCGGGATCGTGCAGACTTTCACACAGAGACTGATGGTATGTACAAAGTTACAGTCGTCACTGACGAAGCTACCATGAAGTCTATGAAGAAAGAAGGCTTAGGTAAAACATTCAAAGAAACAGATGGTGGTTGGGCTGTCACTCTGGATCGCCCACACAAAGGACGGTACGACTGGCAGGGTGGTCAGCCTGTTGTTGCTGACATTACAGGTAAGACTTGGAATCTTGAGGACAAAGGTTTTATCGGCAATGGCAGTGAAGGTATTGTAAAGTTTGAACTGTACGATGCAGGTGCACGTAAAGGTTCACGTTTGTTAGGACTACAAGTCCTAAATCATGTGGTCTATGAATCAGAAGGTGGTTCCTCCCAGCCCCCAATGTTTACAGACCATTCGAGTTCTGCTGGGGATTCTACTCCCACACAAGAACCAGAGGACTCGATCCCCTTCTAGGTTTCCCTGTTCCCTTTCCCTAGAAGACAGCCCTCACCCTTAACTGGGTGGGGGTACAACCAAAAAAAGGATAGAACATGGCTGACATCAACACACTTGTTAAAGATATGGAAGATACCATCCTTGGTCTCAAGGGCTGGGATCGTATGATAAGCCTTGAGATGGCTGAACGTATTGGTAGAGCAGCCTCTTCTAGATTTAAAGAACCACAGAAACCAAGAGGGTACTTATCCTTCTCTTCTATAGGCAGTCCTTGTAAAAGAAAACTGTGGTACAAAATCAACGAGACTAATACAGCAAAGCCTCTTGCTCCATCAGACCTTTTAAAGTTCTTTTATGGAGACATGATCGAAGAGCTAGTGCTTGCTATTGTCCAGGCATCAGGCCACAGCGTGACAGGTCAGCAAGATCGTATGCGTATCAACAGTCTATCTGGTCACAGAGATGCAGTGATTGATGGTATGACAGTAGATGTTAAGTCTGCTTCTCCTTACTCCTTTAAAAAGTTTACTGAAGGTAACTTAAGAGATGAAGATCCCTTTGGTTATATCAGTCAACTAAGTTCTTACGTGTACGCAGCCAAGGATGATCCTCTCGTAACAAACAAAACACATGGAGCTTTCCTTGTTGTATGTAAAGTAAGTGGGTCCATCTGTCTTGATGTCTACGATTTTACTCCTGAGCTAGAGCAGAAGGAAAAGGAAGTAGAGAACGTTAAGTCAATGGTTAAAGGAGGTATCCCAGACAGAGGCTTTGAACCTGTACCTCAATCAAAGACAAGCCCCAATAAAAAACTACACCCTTCCTGCGGCTTCTGTGAGTTTAATAAGAAGTGCTGGCCTGAAGCCAGAAGATTTGTCTACGGTAATGGTGACGTTCTTTTGGTAGATGTGGTAAAGAAACCAAATGTACCAGAGGATCTTACCTACAATGAACAAGAGATTCAGAGCATCAGCACTTAAAGCAGGTTATCGTTCAGGCTTTGAGGATGATGTTGCAAAAGAGCTACAGTCTAAAGGTATTAAGTTTACCTACGAAAAAGAAAAGATTAAGTGGGTTGATTTAAAAGTAAGAACGTACACACCTGACTTTGTTCTTGGTAACGGTATCATAATCGAGACCAAGGGACGGTTTATTTCAAATGACAGACGCAAACATAAAGAAATCAAGAAGCAGTTTCCTGATCTTGATATCCGATTCGTATTTTATAACAGCAGATCAAAGCTTTACAAGGGTGCCAAGTCTTCTTACGCAGACTGGTGTGACAAGTACGGTTTTAAGTATGCTGATAAATCAATTCCAGATGCTTGGTTAGAAGAATAGTTGTTGACGGATTTAAAATTGTTTATATAACTTGGAGGTTCCTGTGTTGTTTGAAGTGACAATGCTAATAGATCTAGACCTTGAGGCAAACTTCATTGCTTCAGATAGTGTTAAGACAAGTCTTGAAGATCTTCTTCAAGATACCATATATGATATTGACGAGTTAGAACTAAAAGAAATAGAGGTAAAAGAAAAATGATAAGTGCGGAAGACCTAGAAGCCTTTGGCTACTACGATAATTTTGATAAACCAAGTAAGGGTAAATGGGCAGACAGTTATTCAGATTGGGTAGAAGAAAAGATAATGACTGAAGGGCAAGACAGACTGGTTGAGAATACTCTAGGTCTTGTCGGGGAAGCTGGAGAAGTAGCAGAAAAGATTAAGAAGCTTATCAGAGACAAGAGTAGGTTTTCTAACGAAGAGATTATAAAAGAGCTAGGTGATGTAGTGTTCTATGCTACTGCCCTAGCAAATATTTATGGCAGTGGACTACAAGAAGTAGTTGATTTAAACATTGCCAAGCTAGACGACAGACAGAAACGTGGAACATTAAAAGGATCGGGAGATAACAGATGAACATACCTAATACAGAACCAGAGTACGGCCCAACACTACCAGTCTCAGAAGATATTCATGCTATGAAGTATCGCAGCAAGGGCGAATCATTTAAAGAAGCTATGACTCGTGTTGCTGAAGCACTCAAAGATAATGAAGGTCACTTCAATAATTTTAGAAACATCTTGTACAACCAAAGGTTCTTGCCAGCAGGACGTGTTCAGTCAGCTATGGGTGCGCCCAGACGTGTGACACCGTACAACTGCTTCGTGTCTATGACGATTGAAGACAGCATGGACGGTATCATGGAGGCTGCAAGACGTGCAGCAGAAACTATGAGACTAGGTGGTGGTATCGGCTACGACTTCAGCACACTACGTCCAAGAGGAACATTGATTAAGTCCCTTGATTCTAAATCCTCTGGGCCTTTGTCCTTCATGGGTATTTTCGATTCTGTCTGCAGGACTATTGCTTCTGCAGGGCACAGACGTGGAGCACAAATGGGTGTGCTAAGGGTGGATCACCCTGACATTGAAGAGTTTATTACAGCAAAGAATAACAGTGATACACTAACACAGTTCAACATATCTGTGGGTGTGACAGACGAGTTTATGACTGCAGTAAAAGAAGACAAAGACTTTGACCTCACCTTTCAAGGGCGTGTCTACAAAACAGTAAGTGCTACTGCATTATGGGATCAGATCTTAAGGTCTACGTGGGACTGGGCAGAGCCTGGTATCCTCTTCATTGACCGTATCAATAAGAAAAATAACCTTCACTACTGCGAGAAGATTGCTGCCACCAACCCATGTGGTGAGCAACCACTGCCACCTAACGGGGCATGTCTACTTGGTTCATTTAACTTAGCTAAGTACGTAATTGAGCATGACGGTAAGTACACATTCAACATGAACCAACTTCGTAATGACATACCTCATGTCGTTAGAGCTATGGATAATGTCGTGGATAGAGCAACCTATCCTCTAAAGGAACAAGAGATAGAAGCTAAGAGTAAAAGGCGTATGGGCCTAGGGGTAACAGGGGTGGCGAATGCTGTAGAAGCATTGGGGTTCTCGTATGGTAGTAATAGATTCCTGCAGACCCTTGAAGAAATCATGGGGGTTATTAGGGATGTCTCATATAAAACATCTGTTGAGTTGGCTATAGAGAAGGGACCATTTCCTCTCTTTACTCAGGCTTACTTAGAATCTGATTTTGCTAAGTCTTTGCCTGATGACATTAGAGAAATCATTAGTACGCATGGTATTCGTAACAGTCACTTGCTTTCTGTTGCTCCAACAGGAACTATCAGCCTATCAGCAGACAACGTATCCTCAGGTATTGAACCAGTCTTCTCTCACTTCTATGACAGAACTATCCAAACCTTTGACGGACCTAAGGTTGAACGAGTAGAAGACTACGGCTACAGAGTGTTTGGCGTGAAGGGTCAGACTGCAGACGAACTGTCAGTGTTTGATCACGTTAAAGTTCTTAATGTTGCCTCACGTTTTGTTGACTCTGCTTGTTCAAAGACCTGTAACGTTGGCGAAGATGTATCTTGGGAAGACTTCAAGAAAGTTTACATGGATGCTTACGATGGTGGCTCCTCTGGTTGCACAACATTCAGATCAGCAGGTAAACGATATGGTATCTTGAACGCATCTGCTTCTGAAGAAGTAGTTGAAGAGCAAGTGGTTGAAGAAACACAGGACTTCGTAGACGAAGGCGGTGCTTGTTACTTTGATGTAGCCACTGGTCTTCGCCAGTGTGAGTAGACAACGTAGAAAAAAACTAGGTACTGTACCATCACCCTGCGTAAAAACCTGCCGCATAGAGAAAGGTTATTGCGTGGGGTGTAAAAGGACACTTGACGAGATACGGGATTGGATGCTACTGTCTAGCTACGAGCAGACTAAACTTATCCACGAACTAAAGTATAGGGATCAAGACAAATGAAAAAAAGAAATGCTTCTTCTATTAGAGAAGGAACCGCAGCAGAGAAAGAGTTTATTAACCTACGGGGAGATAAATTTGTACGGTCGGCTACTAGAGAAGAAGACATATTTGAACATTGGGATGTTCTTGACTCTGAGTTTGGCAAGGTTGATGTCAAAGCAGCCAAGCGTTTTGAAAGAAAGGGACCAGTAGACTATACTATTTGGTGGGAATTACGTACAGTAAAAAGACCCCCAGCCTGGAAGCCCACAGAAGGTTGGGGTGTACCCAACGGTATAGACAGGTTTGTTGCTGTCCGTTCAGAGAAATCTTTTTACTTGGTTAATCCATCTAACATCATAGATGACCTCAGAAAGAAGTGTACTGAATATTTTAAGGGTGAGTTTGGTTTGCTGTCTAGGCCAGGAAGGGGTGACCTAATTACGATCCTTCCTTTAGACTACGTTAAAGAACACGCCTCACATGTGGTGGACGTATGATTTACTGTAGTGTTTGTGCTAACTTACTAGATGATAACGGTGTATGTGGGGAGTGTGATAATTTGTTTGACGCAGTAGAAAGACCTAGTCACTATGGTCAGGGGGATATTGAGTGTATTGACTACATCAAAGACTTCCTAACAAGAGAAGAATTTATTGGCTATCTTCGAGGGAACATTGCAAAGTACATGCACAGATGGCGGTATAAGAATGGAACTCAAGACTTGGAGAAAGCCCAGTGGTATCTAAAGAGACTAACGGAAGTAGCATAAAAAAGAAAACCCTTGAGCAAGAAGCTCAAGAGTTCACACAGAAACCAATAATAAGTGGAGAGATACCTTCCAGAGATTACTTCGCAGGAGCAGCCCTTTCAGGTCTCCTAGCCTCTGGGGTACATGGACGATCAGACGAGATCGTTAATCAAGCATTTTGTTATTCATGCCTAATGCTAGATTACAAAAAACAAAAAGATAAATCGTCATGAACTAAACCCCCAGCTTGTACCTGGGGGTTTTTTTTATTCAATGCCCAGCCTTTTACTGAGGCCAGCATCATCTTCTTTCATAGACTTTAAGAAGTCTTCGACAATAAGAAGCTCGTTCACGTCAAGCTTCCACATCTCTTCCTCTTTAATGTCAAAGTATTTAAGAACTTTACCTAAGTTCTTTTTAGTGGTTATTTTTTTAACGTCAAAGATAAGTTTTGTTTTTCTTTCGACAGGATCAATAGACAGTTCTAAACTATCCATAGCATTTCCTTTAGCTACTTTAAGAATAGTAGCTACTATTTTTTCTTTGTCTTCAAGGCTCTTACCATCCCACTCCCCGTTATACATAACAATCTCAGCAAGCATTTCTATCTGCGGCCTTACAAAATCATTAAAAGTATTAGCGGCCTCAGGAGATTTACTTCTAATTTCAGTCTTCCATTTGGATCTTCCAATATCATTAAACAACTTTTCAATTGTAGAGGAAGGTAAGATTTCCCTGTACCCAGTTATCTTTCCAATAGGAACAGGAAGAGGTTCGTTAGATAGAGCGTTAGTTTTTTCTTGGGGTCTGTCAGTAATAAGTTCTGTTGGCTGCATGCCAGTTATAGCCTCAAAGATTTGATCGACATATCTTGTTGAGTCATTAACCCATTGAGCGCCTTGTTTTTTATCTACGGACTCGTAGTCCTCTCCTCTTTTCATAGCCATTATTTGATTTACTGGTTCGAACCTTCTTGTAAATCCAGATGCGTACTGAGAAACCATAGATCCAAACATTTGTTTAATAACTTCAAGGACTTCAACATCGTCTGCATTTGCAGCCATTACAAAGCCTTCAGTTACAGCGCCGTAAGCATCACCAAGATCCCTAGTTAAAGCACGAGTTCCGAAGTTGTCCCCAAAAGCAACAAGTAAATCCGATGGAATCTTACCGTCCCTAACAAGGTGTGCCCCCATACGACCAACCAGCATTGGTACGTTTCTTGGGTAGTCATACAAAGAACTTCTAACAGCGCCGAAGTCATCTCTGTCTTCGTACCAGGCCAAACCTTGTTCAAGGTTGTCTAATTGTTTGTAAACCCCTATACCTACAGCACCCCAACCAACAGCAGACTTAGTCAGGAGATCCATAGAGTCTCGACTTACTGCTCTGGCACCTCCTGCTTTTACAGTGTACTTATTAATAAGACTTATACCAGAGTGATCAAGCATAAACGCTACACTATTGTTCCAGAATTGACCGAAAGGAGCAAGAGCACCAACACCAGGGATGGTCCTTAGCCCTTCAATCATTCCAGCAGCCTGGCCTACAAACGATTTGTTGTCGCCAAACTTCTTTGAGAAGGTGTTACGCAAGGCATCCTCAACTGCAGCTGCCTCGATTTCAGCAAACTCTTTAAATCTTTTTGTACCTGGTTCAGATAAGTACTGTACTAACTCAGGATCATTTAAGAATTCAGATAAAGTCTTATCATATTTTAGTCTCATCTGTTTATCTAAAGCATAAGAAAACTCTTGTGTCTTTGTAATAAAATCTTGAGCTTTCACTGCGTACAAAGTCTCAAAGAACTCATTGTACTTTTGAAAATTTGTTTTGTTTGGAACTGCATTAGGATTCAACTCGAACTCATCAAGGATACCTTTTATCTCTACGCCACCATTGATGTACCTAAACATTTCTTTTTGTGCTTCAGGCCTTACTGCCAAATAATCCATGACTGAGTCCTTAGTTCCGTAAGGATCAACCATATTCCTGACCTTCTGCCTCTGAAGGTCCATCATTTGTCTGCTCATTTTAAAGTATTTAGTAGCGTTAGTTTTGTTGAATGTTATTAAGCTTCCAGCGGCAGCCCCACTGTACAATGCAGAACGCACCAGATCAGACAGACTTTGATTTACTGTTGCGGCTTGCCAACCTACTAAGTTGAGAGCCGTTGTACCTGGATGGGTTACAATGCTTCTTATTAAATTATCTTGTAAAGGTCTAAACTTACTAAAGATACCCTTCACTGTTTCTTCATCTGCAGGATCAAGCAAAACTTTTGCTACTGTAGCGGCATCTGTCTCAGTTGCGCTTAACCCAATTTTGTTAAACATTTGCTGTGCTTGTGATTTAACCTGCATAATTCTTGCAGCTTCAGAAACAGAGGCTGCATCTATTTTTATAAACTCTTCAAAATTAAAAGGCTTTAGTTGATCTGAGGTTTCTCTTAAAACTTCGTAAGCGTCTACAACAATCTTTCTATTTTCTTCTGATAGATCTCCAAAAGCTTCACCCATAAAATCAGTAAAGTTCATATCATTTGATTGTTTGTACCCTGCTTCACCTATAATACTTACAAGTCCTTTGAACCCTGAGACCGCTCCATCTTCTAGCTGTGCAGTTTTATTTCCTATAAAAAACATTTGAGCAAACTCAGTGTCGTAGTCTATGGAAGACTTAGGATTATCTCCAACCTTTAAAAGTTTTTTACCTTCTGCTACCTTAGTCGCCCAAGACTGAGTCTTCTTCTTTAGTTCCAACAAAGCCTCAGTTACGTTCTCACTAGCAAGAACTTCTTTTCTTTGTTCTTTACTAAGGGACTTTATAGACTCATCTGTAGCTTCTTGAATCAGCCTTGACCTATGAAGTTGGATAGAGGCAAGGGGTATATTCTTTTTATTTTTTATTGCTACCAAGCCTAGCTGAAGTCCTCCCCCCAAAGCACCAGTGGCTGTAGATATACCAGTTTGAAACCAGTCTATCTCTTCTTTAAAGCCAGACGTTACTTCAGCCTTTTGTTGCAGAGCATCTATCCCACCTGCTGCTGCCATGTCAAAACCAAGACTAGCGTAGATACCCTTCTTGTCTGCCTTGTTTAATATAGCTTTTGTTTTAGATCTTTTTAGTGCCTCTTGAAAAGCTTTTTGTGTTGCCTCTCTTTGGATCTGTTCCGCAGCTTTCTTCGAGGAACCTTTCTTCAAAGCCTGATAGGCAGCTTGCCTACCTGCCCTAAAGGCTAACATTTTAACACCTTGGGTAGCTGTTTTTGCAGCAGCCTGAGTAAAAATTTTACCAACACCAAGGGTTACTAAGTTAAGGGGGTCTATCAGAAGTGCTCTGGCGTAGTCCTTTACAGCATCAGCTTTTTCCCCGAAGGTTCTACCCTCACTGAAAGCGCCATCAAGACTGTCGAAGAGTTCGTAAGCTTGTGCAGCTTTTCTTCTTCTACTTGCCAGCTTATCCCCTTCCCCAGCGTTT